ACATAAGTGAATTCCCTTTTTTCTCTACGAACGATGCTGGCCGCAAAAACACTTGCAAATCATGTAATAATGAACTCAGTAATCTGCGCCGAAACCTCCGCGCCCAGAACCGCCCACCTATTGCTGGACCATGCCCCATCTGCAAAAGCCACACAACGGTTTGGATATTAGATCATTGCCATTTCGACAACACGTTTCGCGGATATATATGCAACAGTTGTAATTTAGGTATTGGGCGTTTTAATGATGACATATCTATTCTCTATAACGCTATAGAATACCTGAACACGCAAAATAATATACAATACCATATATGAGAATATTGATTACTGGTGGCAGCGGCTTTATCGGCACCCATTTAATAAAAAAGTTATCATCTGATGGACATGACATTTATAATCTGGATAAAGTTCTTAGCCCCTCACTCCCGCCCGACAAACAAAAAATAATAGACATCTTAGATATCGACGTTAACGATGTCTTCTTCGACAATATAGACACTATCATTCATCTGGCTGGTATGGTAAGTGTGCCGAAATCATTTGAAGATCCAATAAATAGTTTTGGTAATAATACGTTCTGTACTATAAAATTATTATCAGCCGCCCACCTTCATAAGATTAAAAAATTCATCTTCTCTTCTAGCGCAGCGGTGTATGGCAGCAAAGAAGGCACAGCAAATGAAACAGACATTACTGAACCCAACAGTCCATACGGATTAGATAAGTTAGTGTCCGAAAAATACATACAAATGTATTGCCAACAATGGGGCATCGATTATTTAATATTTCGCTTCTTTAATGTATATGGTGAAGGGCAGAATCCGCAATACGCTGGAGTTATAACGGCGTTTAATGTCGCCGCTCAGAAAAAAGAGCCGCTGATCGTTTATGGAGACGGCGAACAGACTAGGGATTTCATCAGTGTTAACGATGTTTGCAACTATATTTCTAAACTGATAATCACTGTAGTGAAGAATGAGATATTTAATGTAGGAACCGGCAATTCTATTTCTATAAACTCACTTGCAAAACAGTTCGGTAGTCATATAATATACAAGGAAGCGAAGAAAGAAGTGCGCCACTCATGCGCAAACATAGATAAAATTAAAAACATTTAATCATGATCTCAAGAGAACAACTAACAAAAATTTTCGAACAAAACAAACTATTAGGAAAAGGCGTAGAGATTGGATCTTTTGAAGGCACATATGCTAATCAAATTTTAAAAGAATGGTCAGGTAAGCTTTATCTTGTCGATGTATGGAGACAATTAGATATTAAAGATTATGAAGACTCTTCTAATCAAAATAATTATAAAACAATTATTAACAAGTGTTTAGATAACATTTCTGGACACGAAGATAGATGTTTTATGATTAGAGGTGATAGCGTCAATGGTGCTGAACTATTTAATAACGAATCATTGGATTTTATATATATCGATGCTAATCATAAATACGAATATGTTAAACAAGATATGGAAACATGGTTTCCAAAATTAAGAAATGGCGGCGTATTTGCTGGACATGATTATTTAAAAATAGATTGGTATTCTGATAAAAATTATGCAGAAAATGGCAAAGACAAGCATATTTGGACTCAAGCTTCAAATGGAAAATTTGATAAATATGCCGGTCAATTCGGTGTGAATCCAGCAGTCGATGAATTTTGTGAAAAACATAGATATAAATTTGATTTAACTAGTGAATGGTTTGGCTCTTGGTATTTTACTAAATAAAATGAATTACTATATAACATTTTTAGATAAAAATTATCTACCACATGCAGAAAAACTATTTGAAATTCTAAATATATATTCTAAGCATAAAATAATTGTTTTTACTATTAATTTTAATTATGAAACAAAATTTGATAATGTTATACCTATTTATTATGGAACTAAAGATTTAACGTTCATAGAAAAAATGTTTTTTAAACCAAATTTAATTAAAAAAACTTTAGAATTATATCCAAATGATAAATTTTGTTTTGTTGACGCAGACATAATTCCATTGCCTAGTTGCGACGATGTATTTAAAAGTTTTGAAGATGTTAATTATCCATTATTTACAAGACAATGCCATGATTATGTTAATATACACTCAGCGCATCCAGAATTTGAAAAAAATATATTAGAGTATTTGCATTCAGATGTTTCAAAAAGGACATTGGTTTATCGTCAAGCTTGTTTATTTTTATTTGATTATAAATCTTTCGATTTTGTGAAAGAATGGGCTTCTTTAAGTAATGATGTTCATATCTTAAATAACTATAAATATTATGCCTCAATTCACGATGAAACTTTAGCTAATGCGTTATTATGGAAAAATGAATATCATAATTATTTAGGAAGAACGCATATAGATCTTCCTAATTTTAAAAATAAAAATATTTTTGAATTTTTGTCATTAATTGATCGACCTACAGAAAATGAATTATTATATGATGATTTCACTAGAATACCAAATGCGAATGATTTTGTAAAAATTAAATTCTTGCATGGAAAAATAAACGACAAACAATTCGGCATCTTTAAAGCTTTTTTAAAATATATCAGTTAATACAAACAAAATTAAAAATATATAAAAATGATAACTTTAGCTATATTTACTAGTAATAATTCTATTGCCACTTTTGTTGCTACTATAGAGTCATTTTTTGACAAATGCAGAAATAGAAAATTAATCTCAGAAATAATTCATATTGATGATAGGTCAACTATTGAAAATATAGGTTTTTACAATAATGTTATAAAAAATGTTTTTAAAGGAATACCTATATTCAACTTACATAAAAAAGAAAATTTAGATTTCACTCATTCTCGTAATTGCGAATATTTTAGGCAAGAAATAATTAAATCTAAAAATAAAAATGTTTTTATATTAGAAGACGATTGGTTTTTTATTAGAAATTTTGATTTAGAATATTTAAATAATTCATTGAATTCGTGCAATTCTACTCAGATATCATTAACAATTAATACAAACCCAATTATTCCTGGAAATCATATTAATCTAAGAATGTCTAACATACCAGGTTTTTATCAAAACGATTCTGAAGTTTTATATACAATATCAGAAAGATATGAAATAAATCAATACGTTTGGAATGAAGTTTTCAGATATAATTATTTTTCTTTAAATCCTAGTTTAAATAAAATAGATTTTTTTATTAAAAATGGGGAATTTGATATTGCCGCTGACTTTGAAATAAAATATAATCTGCGCGATTTAAAAAAGTCTTTTTCTACGAATCTTCTTTCAGATGAGCCTTACGCTGTTCATATAGGTAAATATAAAAAATTATTATGAAAAAACCTTCAATAGATAATAGAGATATTATCTTTTTTACATAGAAAATGCTCGGAAATAGTTTATAATTTTATAGATTATAATATGTCGGATTTATATATTAAAATAAATTCACCATCTTTGGGTGATACTATAGCCTCAACCCCAACGATTAGAAAGTTGAGTAAAATTTATAATAAAAAGATTAATGTTGTAACTCATGTAAAAGAAATATTTTTAAATAATGAGTACGTTAATAATATTTTTTCTTTCGAAGAGTTTAATCATTTAAATTTAAAAATTCATAAAAATAAATTGTTTGAAACGTTTTTGGGATGCGGAGTTAAAAATCAATATGGCGTAGAAAAAAAACACAATACTATAGATATAAGACAATTTCATGCTTTAGATCTTGGTTTTATGTTATTGCCTGATGAAATGTTTTATGATTATATTCCTTTGGTTTTTGAAAATATAGAAAACTTACCTTCTGATTATGTGTGCTTGCATGTTTCTGAAACTTGGGAGTCGAGAACGTATAAAAAAGAAAATTGGCAAAATTTAATCAATAAATTAAATGAAAATAATATACCTGTTGTTCTAATAGGAAAAAATAGTTTTGAAACTGGTTTTCATACTATGCAAAAAAATGTTTTTGGTCTAAATTTGCAAAATGGTTTGGATTTAACTAATAAACTTAGTTTATCGCAATCTTGGCATGTTATTAATAAATCAAAAGTTTTTGTTACTATGGATTCTGGCCCTATGCATTTGGCGGGAACAACAGACGCTTTTATTATACAACTAGGCTCATCAATTAATAATAAATTACGCGCACCATATAGGAATAATTCTCAAGAATATAAATATAAGTATATTTCTGGACCATGTGACATTTTTTGCGCTTCTGATATGAAGTATGGAATTAAAGAATGGGGTACTATTCAAGGTATACCTCCATTAATAAAATGTTTGGAAAATAAATCCTCTTATGAATGTCATCCAAATGTTAATCAAGTTACGGATTTTATTTTAAATGAAATTTTTTCTGTAGATAATGAGTTGTTTATAAAAAGAGAAAATATGAAAAAAATTGGTCTTTTATTCACAGCTTATAATTGCGAAAATTATATAAATTCTTGTTTAGACCCCTGGATAAAATTAAAAGAAAAACACAATATAAAAATAGCAGCCAATAGTGGAATGTTTTCTGATTATAAAGATCTTGGTTTTGAAAATAAAAATCAAGGAACTTTAGATAAATTAAATCAATATAAATTTGATTATTTTATAAAAACTGATGATCAAAATTTATTGGATGAAGACTCTTCAAGAAATAAGTGCCTTAATTATTTAATCAATGAACAAAATTGTGATTTGATATGGATTTTAGATGCCGATGAGATATACAAAGAATTAGAAATAGAAAATATAATAAATTATGTAAATAAAAATGATGCTTTATATTATAGCGTTAATTTTAAAAATTATCTTTTCACTAAAGATTATAGTTCAGATTATTTGCCGCCTAGAATTTTTTGGACAAACAAGAATTCAGGTATTAAAAAATTTCATTTTGACAATCATATAACATATAATGATAACAGTGTTTCTGAGGTATTCCCGCATCATGAAATTCCTAAAGATGTAGCTTATGTAGATCATTATTCTTGGTTAGCTGAAGATTCAAGAACTAAAGAAAAAATAATTTATCAAAACAAACGATTCGCTGGTGAAGAGAATGCGAAATGCGCTTTTGTGTGGGATAATAATTATAATTGTTTATTATTTAATGAATATTTTTATCAAAAAAGAAATTTGCAAAAATCTTTTAATTATGAGCCGCCGAAGTATTTGTTTATAACTGCTCACTTGTCTACAGGTGGTTCTCCTAAATATTTAGAATGGCTGATTAAAAAAACTAAAAAGCAAAACGCTAAAATAAAGGTTATTGAATGGAATTTATATAGCGACACTTACGTTGTTCAAAGAAATTCTATTATAAATATGATTGGTGAGAATAATTTTTATACTGTTGGTAATTATTATGAAGACGATATTCTTTTTAATTCAAAACAACAAAATGTTATAGATTATATTAAAGATTTTAATCCTGATTTTATTCATTTAAATGAGTTCAGTGAAAATTTCGCTATAAAACCGTTATCAAATGAAATTATAAACTTTTTATATGATAAAGATAGAACATATAAATTATTGGAAACTACTCACAACGCAAATAGCGATATTTTAAATAAGAAAAATATACCAGATGAACTGTGGTTGGTTTCTCCGTATCAATATGATATTGCAAAAAATACTAATATTAAAAGTCTTTTAGTAGAAATGGATATTGAAAAAAAGATAAGACCAGATAGAGAGAAAACTTTAAAATATTTAGGTCTTGATCCTGATAAAATGCATGTTTTACAAGTAGGTTTATTCAGCATTAATAAAAATCAAAAATTTACTTTTGAAGTTGCTAATCAATTCTTAAATAGTAATGTTCAATTTCATTTTGTTGGCAATGAATGTTATATTAATGAGTGTAGTTTAGATAAAAATTTAAATAATTGTAGGGTATGGGGAGAAAGATCTGATGTTGATTTATTTATGTCTTGTATGGATTTGTTTGTGATGCCATCTAATGAAGAGTTGAATCCAATAGCTTTGAAAGAAGCTATTTCTTGGAATATGAAATGTTTTGTATCAAATTTAAGTACTATAAATAATCAATATAAAAATATTGATAATGTCATTTTTATCGAAAACGATAACTTTTTGCAATATATAAAAAATAATTTACACAAATTTAATAACAATAAAGTTTCAATTTATCACTTTTTAAATAAAGAGCCAAATATAATAACTTGCTCTTTTAACCCTAGTCCTAAAGTAGAAATACTTGGTAATGAAAACGTCTCCTATAATATTAAATTTATAGACGATGCAACTGGCGTAATGCATTTTGAATCTAATATTAACACCAATATGTGGACTCAAAGTTCAATAAAGTATTATTGTAAATGGAAAATTATAGTTACGAATTTAAAATCAAGAATTGAAAGTATTTATTATTTAGATTTAAAAAATAAATCAGTAAAAATTATAAACGATTCAAATAGTCTTGGAGATTCAATTTGTTGGATGGCTGCTGTAGATAAATTTCAAAAATTACATAATTGTAAAATCGATTACTACACTGCGAAAAAAGATTTATTTATTAATGAGTACCCTAATATAAATTTTTATGATTATGGTGAAATAAATAATATTGATTATTACGCTCAATATGTTTTGGGTTGTTTTAGAGAAGAAAAAGCGGATTTTTTTAGAAAAGATTGGAGGCTTCAGTCATTGCAAGAGATAGCTTTTTCTATTCTTGGTTTGGATTATATTGAAAGTAAAACTAAGATAACTATTAAAAATAAATTTAAATTAAATTTTAATAAATATGTTTGTATAGCTACGCAATCAACTTCTCAGTCTAGATATTGGAATAATGATGGTGGATGGATAAAGACAGTAGATTATTTACAAAAATTAGGTTATAAAGTCGTATGCGTTGATAAATATTCTAATTTTGGAGTGCAAGGTTTTATGAACACATGTCCATCTAACGTAAATTACTTTGCTGGTCATAATTCTTTTGAAGAAATAATAGATATCATAAATGGATGTGAATTTTTTATTGGTTTAAGTTCGGGTCTTTCTTGGTTAAGCTGGGCAATTGGTAAAAAAATAATTTCTATAAATGGTTCTGTAGGATCTAATTTTGAATTTTATACTCCTTATAGAATAATAAATTCAAATGTTTGCAATAGTTGTTTTAATAATATTAATTACGAATTTAGTTTTACTGATTGGAAATGGTGTCCTACAAATAAAAATTTTGAATGCAGTAAAACTATTGGGTTTGAAATTGTTAAAGAAGTTATAGATAATTTAATACGTGATTTTAAAAAATTATGATAAATTTAAATGTAGATGAAGCTTATGCTTTCGACTATCTAAGCATACTAGAAATAAAAAAAGAAAAATATTCTAACAATACACAATGGTTAGATTGTTGGCTATATTTGCAAAATCAATTTGAATCGGAAAAATGGCTATCTATGATACATTCGGAAGAATATAAAAATATGATAAAAGCAAATCTATTAACCTTTGATGCAGTTGATAAAGCTAAAAACAATGAAGTCACCGCACAACACGTTGATTACTGTAATTATCAAAGGCATGCAGCAAAACAAAATTTTCAAAAAAAGTTTTTTACATCTGATTTGTCTGAGTTAAAGATAGGTTACGAAAAATATATTCATAATAATCACACTGATGTTTAATTGTGAATCTTGAGTTAGCATTTCTATAACAATTTTCAGGATTAATAAGCTTATGTATATTTTGAGTGGCGTAAATCATATCGTTTGCAGTAGAACATCTTAATCCTGTGTCTCCTTGTATTATTGTTTCGGTAAAGCCACCAAAATTACTTGTAATTGTAGGCGTTCCTGAAAATTGAGCTTCAATAACTGTCCAGTTACATGGCTCCATAAACAATGAAGGAGCGAATAAAAATTTTGAATCACTTAATAAATTCATTCGTTGAATAGGATCGACGAATCCTGCAAATTTACAATATTTAGTATCTTTAAGATTCAAGATGTTTGGCCCTGCAAATATAATATCTTGTCCAACATGATTGCAGATATCGTAAGCTAATTTAGCTCCTTTATCTTCTACGATTCTGCTTAAAAATAATGCTGTATTTGATTTTTCTTTTTTGTATATGAAGTCGTCAGGGTCAAAACCTGGGTAGACAACATATTCACATCCTAATTCAACATATGTTTTAGAGTATCCATGCATTTTATGCATTTGACTGTTTGTTTCAAACATCTTAATTGGTGCGAACATGCTGTCATATCCAATACTAGGTTCTACTACTATAGCTTTATCATAAAAGTGTTTAACACATGGTTCGTGCGCGAACCCAAACCAGCATAATATAAATTCATTATTTGATTTTATTTTTTTGTTTAATTCTGTAACACAATTGTCATTAAATATTTTAACCGCTTGTGTGTTAACACTTTGATTAAATCCTTTCGTCTTCCAATCATTTAAGTTGCCATAACTATCTATTAATATATCATTATTAGTAACATTAATATGTTCTGTACAGCTAACAATAGAATTTTCATGGCCATAATGATAAACAGTATGACCTCTTTTAGTCATCTCGTCACAAAATTTATAAACTTTCTGTACAAAAGCGCATAATGAAACATCTTTTCTAGTAGGAGAATAAGGAATACTCAAGCAGTGAAAAATCATATATAATAGTGTAAATCCATTTATAGTATGTCAATCAAAAAGAAAAAAATTCAAAAAGAAAAACACGATCTAAACGATATTATCGCAGATAATAGTTTTAAATCGGCTAAATTAACAATTAAAAATTTTAATTTAACAGACAAGCAAAAAAGTTTTGCTCAAATAGCTTTTGATAAAAATACTAAAATTGTTTTTATTAATGGACCTGCCGGAAGTTCTAAAACGTTTTTGGCTGTTTATTGTGCGTTGAATATGTTAAATATGAATTCAAAGTACGAGATCAAATACATTAGAACAATCGTCGAGTCTGGAGAAAGAGGATTAGGCTCTTTGCCAGGAACTGTAGATGAAAAGTTTAATCCTTTTATGATACCGCTGTATGATAAGTTAGATGAGCTTATTCCTATGGGTCAATCAAAATATCTTGAAACTAGTGGTATCATAGAAGCTTTGCCTGTTAATTTCTTACGAGGTGCTACTTGGAACGATAAGATTATTATTGCAGACGAATCTCAGAATTATAGCAGTAAAGAATTGATTACTCTTCTCACTCGTATTGGCGAGAATACTAAAATGTTTATTTGTGGAGACGCTATGCAATCAGATATTGGAAATAAATCTGGTTTTATGAAAATCTATGATTTATTTAATAATAAAGAAAGCGAAGAAAGAGGTATTTATTGTTTCGAATTCAATGAAGAAGATATTATGCGTAGCGAAATTCTTAAATATATTGTTCATTCACTTAAGAGATTAGATAAAACAAACATTCATTGATATAATAATCATGAGTAATATTTACTGTTCAAATTGCGGAACAAAACATGCTCTAGGCTCTAAATTCTGCACCAATTGTGGATTTTCTTTAGGAGGATTCGCAAATGTCAGTAAATCAACTTTACAAAATCCATTACAATCAAGATCTATCTCTCGCAAACAAAATACAGAAGTCGATGAAGATGGTATTCCCACTGTATTCGTTAGACCATCAAAGCTTTCATACGAAATAGAAAAACCAGCAGGTAATAAATATTTAGGAAAAGATTTATTTAACGCTCCTCCAGTCGATCCAAGTGAAAGAATAAATTCAAGACCGAATTCTAATTACAGAAAACTAAGTAAAGAAGAATTTTTAAGTCAGTCGTTGAAGGAGTGTAGTTCGCGCCCAATACAAGATATAGATGAATAGTAAAAAGAAAAATTTTGAAGACATGTACGAGACTATTGACCAAGTAATCAAAAAACGCAGAAATAAATGGAAATTAAAAGCGATTACTTGGTTTGATTTTGAAGATATAGAACAGATTATCAAAGTCCATATCTATAAAAAATGGCATCTATGGGATCAATCGCGAGCGATTGAACCTTGGGTGAATCGCATAGTCACAAATCAGATTAGAAATATTATACGCAATAATTACACAAGTTTTGCGCGTCCTTGTTTATCTTGCCCATTCAATCAAAATAAAGAAGGCGATTCTGGATTAGAAATGTCATGTGGTTTTACAACCAGTGGCAAACAATGTAATGAATGTCCATTATATGCTAAATGGGAAAAAGTAAAAAAATCCGCTTATGATATTAAGATAACTGTTAGTTTAGAGAATCATAAAAATTATCTTATGAATTTTGAATCTAGCATAAGCTACGATTATAAAAGTGCAGAAAATAAATTTCATGAACTAATGAGAGTTCATTTAAATGATAAGCATTTTTTAATTTATAAAATGTTTTTTATAGATAATCTTAGCGATGATCAAGTAGCTCAGACTTTAAGATTCAAGACGAGCGAAAAAGGAAGAAAAGCTGGTTACAAACAAATAAAAAATTTAAAAAAAATGTTGTATATTAAAGCTAAGTTGTTGTTAAAAGAAAACGATATCTTCTAATCTTAATATGTTAACAGACGAAAATAAAGCATTTATATTAAAAAAAATTAACGAAGGAACTCAAGATTATGTTGTTCTAGCTAATCTGCTTTACAATCGTGAAGATTTAACGGGTAGAGCTAAAGAGGCAAAACTTGTTAGAGATTTTTTAATAACGACTGGATTCGTAAAAAAACAAGAAAAGCCAAAATCGACACAAACAATAGAAATATTGTCGAAAGAAAATTGTGAATTTATTGATCAAAATATTAAAACGAAAATAACTCCTAGACAAGTAACCGAATTAATATTTCATGAAAAATTCGCAGGTCTTGAAAGTCTTAATATTTTCATAACACCTGAATATAGGGCCGTTCAAAAATACATAAAAGAAAAATATCCTGAGTGCCTTGTAGATAATGAGTCTGGAGTTGGCGACAAATATTCTGTTCCACGCTCAATCAAAACAGTAATTAATAAAACAAATAAATGGTGCGCCCAAAACATTTCTGAAGAAAAATTATCTTTGCAGCATAGAAAATGGATGGAAAAATTATTAACTTATCTATCGAGTCCGCGATTCGTTGGCAATTACGACTCATATAACAGCTCTATCGACAAAGAATTATTTGAAGCAGAATTCGTGCGCTCTGTTTGGGACAAGCCTGACTTAACTATTGATGAAATTAATTTGTATATTAATGTCTGTATGGATTATATCAATCTAAGACAGATCGACATTAAAAAGAACAAGATAAATGATATGTTCAATGAGACGCAAGATCAGAAAGACTTCACAATGCGTTTAACTGAGGTTCTTAAGACGATCTCTGAAGAATACAATCAGTGCGCTGGGCGTATAGATAAGAGCATACAAAAATTAAATGGCGAACGATCCAAGAGAGTGGAGCAAACGCATCAGAAGAACGCTTCGATACTTAATCTTGTAGAGCTTTTCCAAGACGAACAAGAACGTAAAATGATGATTCAAATTGCCGATATGCAAAAGCGTACTATTAAGGATGAAGCTGATCGTTTAGAGAATATGTCTTCATGGAAAGCTAGAATTTTAGGAATTTCTAAAGAAGATGCTATATGATTCAGTGTAAAATCTGTAGCGAGTCTTTTAATAACGATAAGTCTTTTCACGCCCATTTGAAAAAACATAATCTTTATCAAGCGGAATACTATTGTACGCATTATCCAAGAAGTTCTCTTTATTATCGCCAGCAAATACCTTTTAAAAATAAGAAACAATATTTTGAAATGGAGTTTTTAGATTATACTGAGTTTCTTAAATGGGAAAATTCATCAAATCCAGAAACTGTAAAAACTAAATGTATTGAGATGCTTAAAAAAAGAATAGATGAAAAACAATATCATTTCGCGCCATTTCATAATGAATTAATAACTATTGATTTACCGAGTCTAAATATTTATAAAAAGCATTTTGGTTCTTATACCAATGCGTGTAAGTTTTTAAACATTGAACCTTTATATAATAAAAATTTACCAGAAACTTTTAATAAAACAGATGTGTCTCACTTGCCAATATTGATCGATACTAGAGAACAAGATGCATTAGAGTTTTCTAAATCTAAAATAGAAAAAATATTCGTAGGAGATTATTTAATTGCTGATAAAAAGTATTTCACTAATACATTCGTTGATAGAAAAAGCGAATCTGATTTTCTAGGTACTATGGCTTCTGGAATAGAAAGATTTGAAAAAGAAGTTGTAAAAGCGGTAGAATTGAATTGTTATTTATTCGTGGTTATTGAGAGCAGTATAAATAGTATATTAATAAATCAGCGCAAGTATAATAGAAAAACAAATTTAGAATACGTTTTTCACAATATGCGTTCTTTATGTCATAAATATCCGCGACATATACAGTTTATTTTTACCGGCAGTCGAAATAAATCTTTAGATATTATACCTAAATTATTATATCATGGTAAGTCAGTGTGGCAGGTAGACATACAATATTTTTTAGACAATGAGTTGGGAAACAGGCAACCAAGTGCCAAGGAAATCGCGTTTAATTTCCAATGAGGAGTTAGCGCAGATACCTGGATACATAGAAGAAAGAGAAGCGAAGTTATTGTTTTATCAATTTCTTCGTAATAACACTACTTTCGCTACTGATTTAATAACTGGTGTCAAACTATTTCCTTTTCAACATATGGCCATTAAAGGTATGTTGGAAAGTGATTATTTTTTAGGAGTTTGGTCGCGTGGTATGAGTAAATCTTATACTACTGGCATTTACGCTGTATTAGACGCTATATTAAATCAAGGAGTTGAAACTGGTATATTATCTCGATCATTTCGTCAGTCAAAAATGATATTTAAAAAGATAGAAGACATTGCCGCCAAGCCTGAAGCTTATCTTTTAAAACAATGTATTACAAAAATATCCAAGTCTAATGATGAGTGGGTAATGGAGATCGGCAGAAGTCGTATTCGTGCGTTGCCATTAGGTGATGGCGAAAAACTTCGTGGTTTTCGTTTTCATCGTATTATTATTGATGAGTTTTTATTGATGCCAGAGCGTATTTATAACGAAGTTATTATTCCGTTCTTATCTGTTGTTCAAAATCCAACCCAAAGAGAAGAACTTTATAATCTTGAAAGCCAATTGATAGCTAAAGGAGAAATGACTGAAGAAGATAGATACATTTGGCCTAACAATAAATTAATAGCATTATCTTCAGCGTCTTTTAAGTTTGAATATTTATATAAGTTGTACGAGCAATATGAAAACCTAATATCTAATCCTAAAAATAAAGAAAAGACTAAGCGGTGCATTATGCAGTTCTCTTATGACTGCGCTCCAGTTCAGTTGTACGATCAAAATCTAATTAATCAAGCAAAATCGACAATGAGTGAGTCGCAGTTTTTACGAGAGTTCGGCGCACAGTTTAGCGATGATAGTTCTGGCTATTTTAAAATATCTAAAATGGCGTTATGCACCGTTCCTGATGGTGAACTTCCTGCTGTTGAGGTAGTTGGTAATCCAGAAGATGAATATATATTGGCAGTAGATCCTTCTTGGTCAGAAACTGAGTCGTCAGATGATTTTGCTATTCAAGTTCTAAAGATAGATAAAGAAAAACAAATTAATACTTTAGTTCATTCTTACGCTCTTTCTGGATCTTCTTTAAAAGATCATATTAAATATTTCTTATATTTATTACAGAATTTTAATATTATAGCAATTTGCATGGACTATAATGGTGGAGTTCAGTTCATGAATTCATGTAATGAAAGTGAATTATTTAAAGATGCTAAAATAAATTTGAAATCAATGGTTACAGAATTTGAAAGACCCGAAGAATATGCTCAAAATTTATACTCTGCAAAAAGCGAATATAATAGATCAGATTATA